CAAAAATATGGAGGATGACAGGTGAGTTTGAGTATTAATTTTCAGGACGGGGTGTTGCTCTCAATGCTGTCTAAAATAAATAGTAATTTAATTTTCGGGAAAGAGTCTGTGCTTAATTTTGAAGAATACGGAATAACGGTGATTTTAAAAACAGATAAAATTGTATTAGAAAAATACACAAAAACAACCCCGGAGGAAAACAATGAATCTGTCAATGCACAACCGTCTAGTTAATCTGCAAAACGAGGAGGTGACGCGACGTGGAAACCGTTATACTCTTGGCCGTTTGCTTCTGGCTGCTGTGCGGACTTGGATGGATTTGCGCAGCGGTCGTCTCATTGTGGCGAGAAAGGCGCAAGGATATATCGCCCATACAAAGACAGCGCTGGGCGAGAATGAATCCCCGATCTCGGGTTATCGGACCAATTGACGGGGAATAAATAAGCGAGGTGACACATGAAACAATTTTTCAGAAAGCAATGGGGAAAAATCAAGTGTTTTTTGGGAGACCATGATTATATGGTTATACGCCACCCCGAGGGCAAGGGGTGGAACTGCGAATGTGCCAGATGCCCAAAGGTTTTTGCGGAGAAAGTAAACCGCAGGGCGGCGCGGTATCTGGTGCAAATTTTTCAATAGGAGGTGATGCGTGTAGCTGGTAGGCAAGATGCTAATTCCCAAGCCCCGGTCTTGCGCGAGGCGGCGCAGGGCCGGGGAGAAGAAAGGTAAACAATGCTCTGGATAGCCCTTATCATGACCGCAATAGTTTCATTCTTGGCTGGCGTTTTTGTGGGCTTTGTTATTGCTGGCTAGGTTTGCAAATCTTTTTTATTGATTGCCACGCGAGGGTGATTTCTTGCCCAATTGGCAAATCGACACCTATCACAGCAAAACAATTTATTTTTTTTTGTTTTTGAAACTCTCGCCGAACACTCCAAACATTTAAACGTGGAAAACTCTTTAGGCTTTTTCTTCATAAAATCTGCCACCCCCAATAAACAGGTTTTCAGCCGTTGCCAACGCTTTTATTATATCTTACAATCCGAACCGTTGCAACGGCAAAAGTAGCCATTCTCATCCGTTGCAACGGCACTTGGTGGAGCCGCCCGGAGAGGGGGGATAACCGGACGGCCCCGGCGCGGGAGGGATGCGCCACGGAAGTCTTATTTTCCTGGACGTGTATTAAAAAGCCTTCTTGACCAAATTGGAGTTTTCATAAAGTATTTGTGCAGCCCACCCGGACTTATCTGTTCACCGTTGGGTATCTTTTCAACCTCATCGAGCGCATGGGTTGTCAGACTGCTACAAACACGGATGCTGACGGCATAAAGCCCGGCGTTGGTTTGTATCTGAATAAGCGAATTGTTTTCCGTAGTGTTTGGCAATATCCCCACGTGTGCGCCAATCTCTCCCACGTCGTATGGCATCCCGACCATGAGATACAAATTAAAAAGAAACGATTCAAGCTGTTGCTGCGTATATGGCCGGCTCCACGCCTCAAGACACGTTTTGTCAGTGTTGTATTTATCCAGGCTGTTGATTTCAACCGTTGGGCCGGACTCCACGATTTCATGCAATACCGCTTCTGGCGGGATGGCCTTCAATTGACAAGATTTCCCCTGGAATATTGCGAAGCGTGGGGCGAGCAGTTCAGGAAAGCGTTCACGGATAGCCTGGCCGGCAGACCGTCCCACATAATTCAAGGTGTGATCCCACGGCATTCCCGTAACTGCCCGGATACCCCTAGCAAAAAACCCCGGCTCAACCGCGCTTGTCAGGACGGGCGATCCGGGCGCCAAGTCACGCACAAACACGGCATAGTCAGTCTTGACAAATTCCACCTTGTTTTGTATCGCCCCAAAACCTCCAAGTAAACCGCGCCCCAAGTTGCCCATAATACACCGCCTATTTTTTTAGATAGATTATGATTTCTTTCATCAAATTTTCTGTGCGCATTTGATTTGCCCGGTCCACGGAGTTGATTGTCTTGACCGAGGAACTGAGAGAGCTTGTAAACTCACTTCCCTTCCAGAAAGCAGTAATAGCCAAGCTCACAAGAAGAACCATTACGCCCCAAAATTTCAAGTCTAAGGAAAACAGTTTTGAATCAAGCCGGTCCATGCGCTTTTCGTGATCCCCTTTTATGAGGCTGAAAGTTTGAAGCATATTTTTAATATCCGCGCAGGCTTCGTGAAGTAAGCTAGACGCAATCTCAAGTTTTCCGGCCGTGACCCTATTTGCCTCGTCATTTGTTTTCATGTATTCCTTGCTGTCGTTTATATCGCTAGACCATTTATCCGCGTGTTCCTGAAAGTGCCGCTTTCCCATAGGACATCCCACCTCGCTCCCACATCCCAATGATTTAAAGTGTGATTGTAGTTTATCCATTTCCTGTCGGATGATAATTTCTACATCTGCCTGTGTTAACCCTCCGTTTTTTGGCATAATTGCCGCCCCTTCATGTGCGCTATAATTCCATGCGCCAACAATTTGGCAATGGCAGGAATGTTGTTTTGAATCATTTCACGTTCTTTTTCGTTCGACAAAAAACCAATTTCAAACAAGATGCTCGGAACCGGGAAGTTATTTAACACCGTCAGGTGCTTTCCCAACCATTCAAAGTCTTGTTTGATTCCGCGGTTTTTGCGCCAAAGCCCGGACAATTCGCACAGGGCGCCTATTTTTTCGGCAAGCCTAAAATCATTATCGTCTCGGAAAAATATTTCCCAACCGTCAGCAAACTTTCGCTCATCTTCTGGCGTGGCGGGATCATCTGGAATTGAGTTGACGTGTACGGAAACAAAGGCGTCTGGGCGCACGGCGTTAATGTCAGCATATCGAGCGGCAAGCGAAACGAGTTCATCTTTTGTCCGCGTATACCTGACAATAAGGGCGGGCATAAGGTGGCCCAAATATTCGCCAACAGCATACACCACCCGGAGCGCAATATCTTTTTCCAGCACGCCGCCGGCCTGCGCCCCCGAGTCTGACCCACCATGTCCTGCGTCAAGCAAAACTTTTTGCATTATTTTATCCTCAGAATCTTCACCGCCGTGACGGTTTTGGGGGTTGTTTCGGTCGCGGCTCCGTTATTGTCTGTGGGACCGGTAACCCCGAGCGCACCGGATAAATCTGTCCAGCCAGCATCAACAGTGTGACTGTGTGCCCCGGCCCCTCCGCTTATGCCGCCCATAACAGACGTGTCTTGCCAAACATTGTCAGACGCTCCGGTAACGGCAACGTCCTGTAGGGAATTTTGGTATTTATCATAAGTATGCGTATGATCCAATGTTGCATCGGTTGTCAACGTTCCCGGCCCGTGTTGGTGTGAGTCCGCTTGCGCTCCGGTTAATCCGTGGTTATGCGCGATAACCGAGTCCGCGGAATATGTCCCGGATACGGTGCCACCTCGCAAATATACCGCAATTTTACCATTGGTAAAAGTATCCGCACCCGCAGCGGCACCGTTGAGATTAGGAATGACTTGACCATTCATCGGGGACAAAGCGTCTGCCAGGGTTTGGCCGTCACACTGTACCCAGCCATAACACAACGCAGGAACCCCGACCATTGTTTTATACCAATCAACTATTGCGCCAATGGGAATTTGATATGGTGTGCCGCTGGCTATCGGACTGATAATGCCAGTCCAGACCGCAGAGAGTCCGGCATCAAGCGCTTGGGCCAAGTCCCAAAGAACGGTAACGGTAGTAATTCCAGCCGCAAATGAGGACACCGTGATTGTTCCGGTAATTGTTCCGGCCGTAACGGTTGCCTTTATCCTGCGACCCACAGTGTAGACAAGCGTTTTGTCCGTGGGTACGGAAAATTGAGTGGCTCCGATGTAAGTTAAAACGTCGGTTTGTGATTGCCATTCACTAAAAACAACAGCCGCCACCGCAGCCGGAGAATATGCGCTCGAAACATTGTCCTCATTGCGGATAATATTTCCTAGCGAGTCTTTCACGCGCACATAATAATAACCGTCCAGCCAAATAGCCGCACGCCCGGAGCTGTCTAGCGTGACAACCGCGCCAAGATTGATTGTTTCCGCACTGTCGCCATAGACCGCCTTGGGGGCACCCAACCCAGCCGCATAAAACTCAACAGTTCCCCCGGATAGCGGATCGCCGTTGTTGTCAAACGCCTGGTAATATGGAGCCATTAACAAAGATGCTTGTGCCATGATTCCTCCTATTCCTTCATTGGTATTTTTGCCGTTGTGTTTTTGGCTTTATTCTTCTGGCGCTCGTAAAATTCCATAGCCTTTTGTTTTTCTTTTTTCGCTACGTTTATCCAACGTATGATTTCCTTGGCGTTCTTGGGTTCCTCTTTAAGCGCCTTTTGCCATTCGCGGATAGCTTCGTCCCATTTATCCGCCTGATATAGCTCAATACCGCGCTTGGATGCTGGCAACGGTTCTCCGGCTTCAGCGGACGGTGTAACTTTATTAAGTACGTTGCTGACAATTTCCTCCGCGGGGATGTCAAGGTTGCCGGAAGCCCTGGCGGTTCCGTAGGTTAAGGCGCGGGGACCAACCTTAGAGGCAGGCATTTTGCTGGCCCGATTCAAGGCAAAAGCAATTTTTGACATCACCGCAGGAGAACGCAACCCACGGGCAAGAAGCAACCCCAGCACTGCCCCCGTTCCTCCGCGCTTAACATCGCCACCACTTTCTAGTGTCCCGGCAACAGCCCCCACACCAGAACCCGCAAGGTCAGTAAGTCCCACCAAGTCCCAATTGCGGGTACGGTTGACGGTTTTTTCAAGTATGTTTTGCAATCCAATAAGAGCCGAATCCTTGGCATTAAGATTTTGCAAAACGGGAAACTTATTTAAAAGTTCCTCTTTGATTCCACGCGCAAAGTTTTTATCAATCTCTTTGGCCGGAACCGAATATTCCCCATAGGCCGCGTCCGTCAGTCGCCGGTATATTCCCTGTTTGAGTTTTTGCGCCGCCTTGACAGATATTTCGGCTCCCCGCGTTCTCTTGACATTGTATTTAAATTCATCGACCATTTTATTAATCGGAGTCGGGTCGGGATAACTTTCCTGCGCCCACTTTTTGACGCCTTCCAAGCGGGACAATATGTCCTTGGTGTTAATCATGTTTTCTTCGTATTCGTTGATTCCGGTTTTTAAGTTTCTACCCCTAGCATTGCGTGACATTTCTTCCGCATCGTCAATCACTTTTGCAATCTGCGTATTGGTGTCCTCAATCATTCCGCGCAACTTATGATACCCTTTTTGCGTGGCTGGTATTTCATGCTCAAGTGCAGTTTCCACGGCCTTTTCCCTGGTTGCCTTGGGTACCGACCTGGGCGGTATTTTGGCAACAGACTCATATAGGCGCGGTGCAAGTTTGCCTAGCGCCTGGATTCCCTTTTGGATGGGCAGTCCCACAACCGCCCCGCCTGCCTCCATTGCCGCGCCCATGGGCACGTCCTTGGCCGCCTCAAGTATACCCTGCGGAATGGAACGTCCTTGCCGCTGTCCGGCGTAAGTTTCTAAAGCCCCTGCCGCTTGCCGCCCCGCAGCATACCCCAAGCCAGCCCCAGCCAATGCGCCAACGGGCCCGGCAGGTGCGGCCAAGGCGCCGCCGGCTAACATACCTCCCATTTCCAATGCTGTGCGGGCATAGGGCGCCGCCGCCGCCGCTGTCCGCTTTAACGGCGATACTTGCGGCTCAGTCGGTGCCGCCTGGGCAGGAGCGGCCACCAAAAACTTAGCGTCAAAATCAGCCCTAGGCATGTCGGAATAGTATTTTGTGTAGAACTTTTCCGACAAGGTTTTATCGTCCATGTCGTTGTACTGTGGGTACTTTTGGCGAAACTCCGTAATATTCATTGCGTCACCTCAACCCCAGGGGATCTTCAACCTCGGAAACAGCCGGAACGGTAGCCGGGCTGTTTTTGGCCCCCTGGCGCATCTGTTGCTGCGTGCTTGTTATTTCCTCCTCCGCACTTCGCAAACGTCCGTGCGCCGCGTCCTGGGTTTCCTGCACCAGCGTCAATAAATCTTTTATAGACAAGTTTGGATCATGTATTTTATTCCAGCGGTCTTGTGCACTTTGTGACAATTCGGCAATAGATGCAGAAGAACCCGTTGACAATTTTGCGGCATCGTTGCTGATATCCGTCAAATACATGGATAAGATGCTTTCCTCCGCACTGCCCTTAATCATCATCTTTGCTTGTCTCAAGGGAACATTGAGCAACCGCGCATCTGTGCGTTCCAGTTCGGGAACGTATTTTTTTAATTTATCCACTTGAAAGTCCATGTTGCGTACAAAACTTGACATCATGCCTTTGACTTTCTGCTGATTTTTAAGCGACGCCCCGAGCGCCTTGAAAGACTCCCGACCCATTCCGGCTTCTGCTCCCGAGATATCTTTTGATCTCGCCCATTGCGCATATTCCCGGTTAAATTGGCTGTAGCTTTTTTTATCGCCAAATCCAAAGCGGGGTGAATCCCCGGTATCCCGCCGTGTCTGAAACCACCAGTCCTTATCTTCTTGCGCCCAGCTGGAAAATGGTTCCGTGACGGTGGACCCCGTTACAGAGGCTTCTTTTTTTAATCTAGCTTCCTCTGACAAAACAGCGCTGGCCCGTTTTATTTCTTCCGGCGTGCCGTGAAGCGAAAGGTCTATCAATTGCTCATGAGTTTTATTACCCCACGTCCCGCCAACTTCAGCGGGAATGAGTTCATAACTTTTTACCGCGCCATTGTCGTCAAAAAATATGCGGTATTTCCCCGGATGCTTGGTAAGCGGCAGCAAAGTCTGGCCGTTGGGAGCCTTTGCGGCATAATCTTCCAATTCCTCGGCGGTCCAGTTCTTTGCCAGGGTATACTCGCCTTCCCCCGTGTCCTGGTCCATTGTATATTTCATTTCATCAAACCCGGCCTTGGCCACAAGCGCCCGATGATCGGGATCATTGTCCAGTGATTCCGACAGTTTGATAATTCGCTCTCTGGCGGCCGGATCATTTTTAGCCTGTATCATCAACGGCTGGACCGCCTGCGTAACAAAGGCGAGTTTTTTCTGCCCGCGTATAGCCGCCCGGTCCTCATCGGTCAATTGCGGCATCTGTGGAGGCTGTCCAGACGCCGCCACAGGTGTAGGCTGGGGCATGGGTGCAGGTTCTGGTTGCATCGGCGCCGGTTGCGGTGTCATTGTAGGCATGGTTTGAAACTGGCCGGTTATCGGATTGAATGGATTGTTGCCCAGCGCATTCCATTTTTCCTTCCGCTGTTGTTTTTGAAACATTTCCCGCGCCTGCATAGCCATGACGCGGTTTCGCAGTTTTGAGGCGTTCAATTCCTCAATACCGCGTGCAGTCTCTACCGGGTTGTATACGTCGCCAATTGTTAAAAACTGGTTGTCTGCCATGTTATTTCCCTCCCGGCCACGCCCAGGGATTGAGTGACAACTCGCCGTAATTTGTAGGCGTTTGATTCCCGGGGTTTTGATTCATCTGGTTTTGCATCAACTGATTTCCCGCCGCTGACATGAACTGATTGGAAGCGTTACTCAGCACGCCTCCCCAGATATTCCCCTGATTTTGATAGCCAGCCGCCGCATTGTTGGCTTGGTTCATTCCAATGTTTCCGGCGTTGCTGGCGTAATTTTGACCGGCAGCACCACTTTGATTGACAGCGTTCTGACCCATCCCGGCTATATTTCCCCACTGGTTAGCCTGGTTTTGATTCATACCCATCTGGCGGCCATACGCTTGATTGTATTGGTCGGCGTTAAATCCCTCTTGACCCATGTAATTGGACAGCATTTGATTGTATCGGCCAAACTGGTTTTGATATTCCTGGGAAGCCGCTCCCTGGCCGTAGTCCATTAAAGCCTGACCGGTATTGCCGGAGAAAAATCCACCGCGGGCTGCGGCGCTTGAATTGACCGCGTTTAAGCCTTGGTTTAGCCGCCAGGTATAACTCGGGTCAGCCGTTGCGCCGGAAGTGCTAAAGGAAAACTGGCCGGGGCTAGATAACCCCGTCAATGGCTTATACCCTGCGTCTGCAGCCGGGTTAATATTGCCTGCCTCCCCGGCAACGCGCTGCATGTTTGTAAGCGCACCTGTCCCGGCCTGCATATATGGCTGCATCTGCGTTTGCGAAGTCTGCCATTGCTTGTTTTGAAAGTTTAGAGCATTTTTTGACGCCAATGCCTGCGCCTGTGTTGCTCTATCCTGGGCGCCTGATTGTATAGCCCCGCCTGCCAACCCCGCAACCGCTCCAATCCCAGCCGCTAACCAAGGCATTTTAGATCACCTTCCTTATCCGAAAGCATTCTGTTTCAAATCCGTGCTTTTCCCAAAATTCAAGCTTTTCAGGAAAGCAAATTGACGAAAACTCTTTTGCGTTGTTTTCCCTTGCGCTCTCAATGACCGCCTTCCAGAGTTGTCCGCTTGCATCTGCGCCGCGGAACTCGGGAGAAACGTAGAAAAAATTAATCACCGCAATCCAGATTCCTTTGCCCGGTTCCGGCTGCATGGCGTAGTCAACAAACCCAACCAAGCGGTTATTTTCCTCGGCCACAAACATAAAATAGCCTTGGTAATTCATCAGCCCGACAATATAACCCCGCCACATTTCCAAGTTTGGGGTCATTGCCGCGTCTGCCTCGCTGACCATCCCGGCCCATAACCGGCTGAGTTCGAAAATGTCCGTGACCAAGGCCCGCCGGATTATCATATTACGCCCACCGTTTGAGAATATTCGTCCATTGGTTGTTTATAACAACCACAATATCCGCAAAAGGCATGTACAAACCCCTGCTCCACTTTGGGTCTTTGCGGATGAATTGTAAAACCCGGTCAATTGAATAATCTCCGCTATCCCGGAGAGACTTTTCCGCATCCGACAGCGTACCCGTATTTTCAATGTCACACAGCTTTTGTTTTATGGCCTCGGTGACCAAAGCCGCAAACAAAGTGAACGCCATTCCAGTTCTGTCCAAGTACTCAACAAAACCACCGTCAACCGTCCAACCACCCGCTACTATTGGCATTTTATTGTTCTCCTTTACGTTGTCTCGCCCAATTTATCGGCGGTATAACTCACTTCTACGGCTATCAAATGCGCATCATCATCTGACGTGCTTTCGCTGGCGTCCAGGTACAAGCGGCAATAAATAATCTGGCCAGCTAACGCCGCAATGCCCGTATCAACCGTTGACTTTTTCACATACAAACAACTGGCCGGCGTTTCGGTTGCTGAGCGTGTGGTTTGGCTTCCGGCTGTCAGCGCGAGAACCGCAGACGCTTCATCTTTGACTATATATTCCAGTTTCCAAACATAAGACTCTGCGCCGCTTTGTACAAAGCCTGGGTCAGGTATCCAAATAAGATTGACATCACATACCACGGCGGAACAAACATCAGTAGGCATATGTACCTCAAAGAACACCTCCTCGTCCGTTGCCACCGTGGGGTCAAATGCCAGCGTAGGCACTTCAATATTGTCCACAACAGGCAAGGTTTCTCTCGCCGGTGCGTCTGCGCCCGGAACGTATATTGTCGTTATGGGAACCTTTATTTCCTGCTTTACCCTCGCGGTACCAACCAAACTTGTTGCTCCCGCTGCTGTGACTTGAACATAATTGGAAGCATCGCCCAATCTGGCGGCGCCAGCCAGCAAATACGTGCCGTCATACGCAAGGGCTGCGGTATCGGTCAAACGTCCGTTTGTCGTGGCGTAGGGAATGCGGGTTGTGGTCAGGCCTGCCACCGGGTCGGCCATCAACAACCTTTTTCTCGCCGGACCTGTGGTAATTGTAAAAAACAAATCATCCGTGGTAAATTCCATTGCCCCGGCTTCCGCCACAGTCAAACTTGTCCCCGATGTAAATTTCAACGGTGCGGAACTTGCCGCCGTGGTCCCGGCTTTTAAATGCAAAATAGCTGTAGGCGCAGTCACGCCCAAGCCAAACTGACCTGTTCCAATAAACCGCGCCCGTTCTGTTGCGTTGGTTCCGAAACAAATTGGAAAAGACTCGTATGTTTCCATAATCAGTCCCGAACAATTGGCCCCTAATCGTATCAAGCACATAGAAGCATAATTTATCCCATAATATGTTCCGGGATATCCAGAGCCGTATGTTGTAAAACTTAGTCCGGTGTTCATGTTGTTCCAGAAAGATATCGTTACCGCCCCGGCAATCGTGGTTGATTGGATTACTGCTTGAGGAGATGAACTCTGCCTAAAATGCCAAGTATAACTTGGGTTGGTGTTTGCTAAACCAAACCCCATTCTACTGCTGCTCGTATCTATACTGAGATACCATGCAGCATCATCTGCACGTGTTATTTTAAAAGCGGCGGCACTGTCAGCGACAACCTTTATGCGCGGGGTCGTGACTTTGGTTGCAACCATCATTGTCCCCGCCCCGTCATAGGTCAAGCTGGCATTGCCGCCAAAGGCTCCGGCGTTGTTGTACTGTACATGGGTATTGAGACCGCCCGGCACCGTGGCAGGAATGGCGGGATCAAGGGTTGTATAGTGCAGGGTAGCACAAGTCACGTCTCCGCCAAATACACCTTCCCCTGCAGCAATTGCGGCCCGATACGTTACCGTACCAGAAACAAGATTATTGACGATAACGGAGCCGCCAAGATTTAATTGGTTTGTTCCCGTCTGCATGGCGTCAAAATCCTGCCCATCCAGCGTGCACATATATGCGTTGACTATGGCATTATTGGTTGTCGTTGACGTGCTGAGGACTGCCACATCCGAAGCGGTGCCAGCAAGCGCCTTACAAATGCTCTCATCAAGATTGAGGGTTATTGTTTGGGCTACGTTGATATTCTCACAAGCAAATGCGCGAGTAGAGCCCGCGCCCACGCCCACCACAGTCCCAGTGACATTAAAACAATCAATAATAGCGTTTAGTGTGGTGGAAGCATCATTCCAAACCCACAGGCCATGCGCCGAATTGTTTGTGGATGTGATATAGAATGTGTCGTTGCGCATTACCATGCTGGAACCATAAACAGTAAAACCCTGGGCATAGCCGGTGCAAGCTACAATTACGTCTATATTTTCCAGCACCAACCCCCGCAAATTGTTGGCCGTGTCGATACACAGCGAGCCAGCGCCGGTCAAATTAATTGAAAAATTAGCCAACCTGATATTGTCGTTGTTTAATTTAAATGCGCCTGTAGGCAATGCCACAGAAGACGTTATCAAAGTTCCGTGACTTGGCGTCACTGGCCCGGTAACAAATCCAGACCGTCCTTGTCCAACAATGTTAATCTGTTTCGAAATGGTAATAAGCGCTGTGATGGTATAAACGCCAGAGGCCAGAATAAGCGTATCTCCGGCCGTTGCTGCCGTTACGTAGGTTTGAATATCTCCGGCCAACGGCACATACGTCACATTGCCAGCCGACCAATCAACAGGCCCCCCCATAGTTAACAGGTCCGTGGTTTTGTCAAAGGTTAAGTGTGCATCGCCCCCCAATACACCCAGATCATTAAATTGAACATTGGTATCCACACCGCCAGGATAAACGGTAAATTCAATATCCCAATCGTTTGGCCACGCCAAGCCGGTATATTGTGCGCGGATTAATTGTTCTGCGTGCATTGAGTACAAGGGCGATCCGGCAGAGTTTTTAATTGTAGTGGCCCAAGCCGTTCTATTGCTATTTATCCAAACACTTTTACCCACCTCTGCCGTTGCGGGTAGCAACACAATAACATCGGCGCCAACTGTGTCATCAATAAATACGCCGCGGACATCAGCCCCGACACTCCAAGGTGTTGCGGTAACAGTTTCCCACAAATCCGCAAGCCGCAAATCGCTGTCATTGACGTATGGATCAAGAGCACTCGGAGTGCCTGTGCCCACAAGCGCCGCTTTTTGCGCTGCCGTGGGGATGTTTGCATCACTTGGACTTCCGTGGGTATGATCTCCACGCGAAAAAGTCAAAGCAGCCCCGGCAGCAGAAGCCTGGTTGTACGCGGTTTCTGTTACCACCGTAGCGGATGGGCTTATAGGCGTTCCGGTCCCACCGCTCATGGTAAATATAAACTGGTGGACGCGGGAAAACCACGCCCGCCATGCAGAGGACGATATTATCCCCGTCAGTTTTGAAAACAACCCATCATTAAACGGAGGCATTGTCATTAGTCTGCCCCCCGTTCATGGTCCATATAGCAACCAATCAAAACCCTTTTAACCGCCGCTGTAATGGCAACCCTGAAACTTCTGTTGCGTGCGGCCCCCAGCCTGCGCCAGATTATCCGCTTCGTGTACTGGCCGGCCTTGCCCATGCTGGCGGGATGGTCATTTGACCAAGTATGGCCGCCATCCGTGGACCAAGACAATATAACTTGCGGGTCAACATCGGGGTTGACCAATACCGTGCCTAGCGATGTTCTCAAAACGTGGCCGGTCCCGGTACACATCCAAATATGACTTGCCCCATACGTTATTCCCTGCAAATTGGCAATGCCACAATCAAGGGTTGCAACCAGTTCCCCCGTTGACGCCCGGACCTTGTGCAGCAAGCCCAAATCATAATCCGATATCCACAAGTATCCTTCCCCGGAAACAATGCCATAAGTGTTGCTCATGGGATCGTCAGACAACACTATTGTCAACACGCTCTCAGAGGCCGGATCAATTCTATACACGTTGCCCGTGGCAAGCGCCACAACCCAAATAAATCCCGCATAAAATTCAATCCCCACGGGATTGGCGAGGGCATCCAAACTTATGTACGATTTAACCGTAAGCGTCACAGGATCAACCCGCACAACATGATTTACGGCAGGGAAAAACCTAGTTACCCAGATATCCGTGCCATCATAGGCCAAATCATACGCAGCGGTTCCGACTGCCACGGTGTTTAACACCGTCAATGTTGTTGGGTCAAACTCAATAAGCGAGGATCCGCCCACAATCCACAAATGGCCGCCGATTTCGATCATGCTAGAACATACGCCCACGGGCAACCAAGTTGTAGACGTTACAACCAACGTGCCGGGATTAATTTGAAGCAACGTACTATTACCAAGACACAGCACCCATATATCGCCAAGCACACAGATAATGTCATCAACGATTGATCCGACAGCGCCCAGGTTTTTAGTCGCCAGCACCGCATTGGTTGCCGGGTCTATTTTGTACAGCGTTCCGGGGTCTGCATAAGTTCCTCCCCAAACAAAGCCATAGCCATAAGCAACGCGCTGTATTACAACAGGGCCGCAAATATCATCATCATCCTCAACAACAGGGAGAACGGGTGCGTCTACTTCGCCCACACCGGTTTCAGCATCCAATTGCAATTTACTGATAAAAACATTGTTGTTGTTTTCGTCCAGTGGTGGCGCTACCCGGACGCTGGCAATTGTCGTTCCGTTGTCGTCGTAATAATCTTCCGACATTTCATAGATTTTCCCGTCCACATAAGAGCCGATGTAATGCTTGCCCCATGCATGGGCGTAGGCATTTGCAATGTGCCGATTGATAATATACGGGGACCCGGAATAATAAGAACGTTCATGAAAAAGTCCGGTAGTCACATCATAAACCCAAGTGGCGTTTGCAGTCGGAAATGTCAAAACGTAAAACTCATGCCCCCTCTCAGAGTAGCAGTAACCCCAGGCATCCTCTACGACGGCATAATTGGATATCTGATAGTTAATTGCGACCGGCGATACAATGTCAACCCCGTAGCCGTTCGCCATACCAATTCCAAACAGTTCACCGGCTGCGCCATTGCGCTGTGATACCAGAAAAAAGACAGAATTGCTGCCCTTGGCCACGGAATAAGGCGCCTTGGTTCCGTAATCAATAATAGCCATGCGTGAAAAAGGCATCGGGTTTGCAGTGCCGTCCGGGGTCCACACCTCGGTACTATATTCGCCTATTAACCACGCCTCGTTATGATTGTTAACCACGGACGCCAGATTGTCTGGATAAGCGTCAGCCGTAGAAATGGCCAGCGCAGGCCAAGAGGAGCCATTATAAAGGTCGGATATTCTAAACTGCGCCCCCGTATTGTTAATCATGAAATAACCGCCAATAAAGGCAATTGATTTCGCGGGGGCCGGCAGACTGAATAAAACTCCGGTTGTTATATTATAAACATAGACAGTTTGCCCGTCAGAAAATGCCAACTGATTGGCAACGGCGCCGCCAACAGAATATATGCCGTTGTCCGCCATTACCACCCTGCCCGTGGCCGTGGCTAAAACAACTTGCAATCCGGTTCCCACGTCTATAACAGCGGATACTATTTGAGCAGAATTTACAGAATAGAGCTTGTCGGCAGCAACGAAATAAATCAGGTTGTTAAAAAAATGCATCCCGCGAATCACCCCGGATGCGCTATCAACGAATAACAATGATCCGGGCGTACCCACCAAAGAACCCACAGACTTGCTGTCTTGGGGGTTAAGTTCCGGGTAAAAGTTTATACACCGGGAAGCGTTGACATTGCTGCTTCGCCCAAGATACCCCGGTCCGATGATTCCAAACTTTGCCATGCTAAGGCCCCGTCAAAATGCTGGTTGTGTCCGAAAGCGGCAGCCCGAGTTCAATAATAGTCCGCTTCTGCGTTGTGTTTATTGTTTCTATGACTGACATGGAATCATTGGCCGCTTTAATTGTTCCGGGATGGAGTGTCTTGCCGTATTGCGGAGCAATTTGTATAGCCAAGTTTGGTACAATTCCCGAGATGTAGTGATCCGGCATAGTGATATGCGAATCAAGCGCGGCAATTCGCGTCAGTGGCTTTTCAGATGACAGATGAATTGTGTAGGTCGTCGTCGCGTCGGGAACAGGGTAGAGAAAAAAAGTCATGACATGATTGGTTTGCTGTGTTGCTCCGGGGTCTTGAAACAATAGTTCGGGCAGTCCGGCAGTTGTTTTGTCAAGCAACGCATTGTATTCCTCGCGGGATATCAGGGTTATAGGCGTATCCATGTTGCTGGCATCGCGGACAAATGCGCTAACTATCCGGTGCGGTTTTGCCGAGTTTATATCCGTGGGCAACGCCAGCGAGGTAACACCTATCATGTATGATACTTTGGCAGCCGTAAGCAAAAGGGTTTCTTGAATCTCCGCCATCGTCGCCAATCCGCGGCCACCCCAAACACCCAGCATGAGGTTAAGGCTGTCAAGGCCATCGTTCATGGTCTCTGCGGACAGGGTTTCGCCCTCAGCACCCACCTGAATTTCCTTCAGTGCCTTGATGATTAAGTCCCGCGCCGTTGTGAGTCCCATTTATTTTACCTTTCTTGGCCGGCCGCCGGCGTGTTTCTTGGCCACCAAACCGGAAATTGGGGCCGTAACCGGTTCAAACTCAGTAGCCGTAGGGTTAGGAATTAATTCCGGGCCTGCGTTGGGTTCCGCGTCCAGTTCCTCTATCGTCAGCCGCCACCCGTTTTTGAAAAACTTGTCAAACTCCGTTTGGTTGTCGCATTTGCGGTACGTGTAACCGTAAGGCGTTTTTACACCATCTGTAGAGTGATAGATAATCCTTGGCCAGTCCATAAGCCCTCCTATTTGTGGCGTGACCGTTTGGGCACGTATTTTTTCATTTCCTTTTCCCTTGTTGCGGCATACTCATGCAATTGGCTCTTGGTCATACTCAACAGTCCGCGATTTCGTTTGTAGAGTTTTTCCGGGCGATGCTCTGCAATGGCCATAACTTGACGTTGTGCCTTACTTTTTGCGGGCATAATTCACCTCTCTTTGTCTGCGCGTGGCATATTGCGCCATGGTTTCCTTAACCTTTTTGTTAATTTGCTGCGGAATGCCAACATTGGCGGGGTTGATATCGCCTTCCGCAAATTTGCTGGATTTCCGCATCGCACTATTTGTCCGAGTGGAAATGCTTTTGATTCCCTTGGCAAAGGGGTCAACCGAATTACGGGGGTCCTTTGCGGCTGCTGCTACCCTTGTATTCCATTCCGGGCTACCGATACCACGCTTTTTAGGTGACATTTGGTTGTTTCCTCCCGCATCTTTGTAATACAAAAATGCCGTTCCACCACGTAGGATGACAATTGCCGCTGGTCTTTTTGTCTAAAATTACTTCGTATTTAAAAACGCTGCCAGCCATAAAATCAAGCGTTGCGCGGTACGGATCGGGCCAGTTTGTGTCATCGACCATAATCAGGGCATCGTCCGTCAGGAATGGCTCAGCAATCTTGAGCCCGTCGAGTTGGTTTTGATAGTCATGTGCGCCGTCGTAGAAGTAAAAGCCTATCTTTTCCTCGGGCTTCTGGACGTTTTTGAAGTACTGGCGGTAGTCCATTTCATAGAATTGGTGTTTGTCGCTCCTGGCGTCAAGATACCGCCTCCGAAACTCCATACGCGGCCCACCAAACTCGGAAAAATTGTCAATGCCAATGCATTTTTTATCAGCATTGCCGAGCATACCAGACAGCAGAGAAAACCCATGCCAGACGCCAACATTGACATAACTTTGATCGCCGGCCATATCCTTTACGGCCTTATTAATCAGGCAGGCAATAGCATAGGTGGACATACGGGGCATATTCATAAGATCGCATAGACGTGTATGTCCCTCTCTTTTGTATATGGCATCTCCCCACGTCTGATTTTCCGGCAAATCCACATTTAACGCTTCCAGTGAGTAAATCGGATCGTATGGTTGTGCCGTCTTGAAAGTTATTCTTTTGGCGTATTCTCGGAAGTCCATCCCGGCACCTCCTTGATTGCTTCCAGAACAAAGTTAAACAATTCCCCGTTGTCTTGGTGCCAGGAAACAGCAAAATCACCTTTGTAAATGTTTCTGAAATCGGTCATCATCGTCTGGCCGCACTGCTTATAACTGTCCTGCGCCAGAAAGGCGAGCGTGACTAAATTAATCACGCGCCTATGTGACGGATCACCCCACTGCTGCACGTTCATGGTGACAATGCCCGTCAGCGGGTCAAATTTCCCCTTCTCGCTTGGCACCGCGGCCAATAAATGACCGCCGGGCTTGAGTATCCGGTAAAACTCCTCAAACTGTCTGAAAAAGGACCTGTAATCTCCTTGGTCGCTCAGATGCTCAAGAACACCGTAGGCGTGAATTTCGTCAAAGGTGTTGTCTGCAAAGGGATAGGGGATAACTTCCAAATCGTGTACTTTGTCCGGTTTCATGTCCGGGTTAATGTCCAAGGTTGTCAAATCTTCCCACGTTTTATTTTCTCCCACCCACATGCGCTTTTCCCGAGATAGCCCGCATCCAATAAGCAGTTGTTTTCTCATTGCGCGGCCTCTACTTTCTGCTCTTGCTCCGGCGCGGGAGCGGGTGAGTTTTTCTGCAAATACTCCCAAATATTTCCCTCGTAGTTTTTCATCCCACAATGAATAAACGTGATATTGGGCAGCACGTAACATTTGCCGCCCAAATCGTTCCAGAGTTTGCAAAATCCAAAATCATCCCCATACCAGCGGCCATCCTTGACGTAGTTTCCAAAAAAGTTATAGGTGACTTTCTCGGTAATGGCATCCTTATAGGCCAGTTCCGGATGTGCGGCTATGATTTGCTCAAACACCGTGCGCTTAATCTTCAAAAAGCCGGTAGGCAACCCCTCGGCCTCAAGCACGCCATTCTTTTCGATGATGAAATGCCGTTCGTCTGTTTGCAGAAGAACCGCATATCCTTCTTTTTCCTGTTTTTTGGGATAGGCCCCGCCAATAACCGCCTCGTTTGAAAGCGCCAAATCCCGGAAAGCTTCCTCTGCAAATCCAAGATCAGCGTCGACAAATACCATATCCGTACAATCAGACTCCAAAAATGCGCGAACGAGATTGTTTCTGGCCATGTCAACATACGGTAAGCCCACCTCAAACTTGAAATGCGACTCCACGTTGTTTTTTAATAACCACTGAATAGCATTCATCAAACTTTGCGCACACGGAACGAAAACCTTTTTGTCATAGCACGGAATTGCAACGAATAACTTAAACTGCGGCGCACTTTTTAAATCTTCCCCGGAAGTCCACCCGGCCTCTGTTACTTTTTCCACTTCTTTCTCTTCTGTCATTTTGCTCCCTTCCCTCAAGCGAGATTGTGGGGAAGTTTTTGTGCTGTCATTCCCCAGGACAGCCTCCGCTTGAGGGCGGAATCCTTTACTTAGGCCCCGTTAATCATCCCTTCCAGGACCATCGTATCCTGTATCTCGTTCACCAGATCAACCGTATGCTGCAACGATTGTGAGAACGGCAGAGCTACCCAGCCACCGGGCACGCCACCTTGTGAACCCACGGCCATAAAGCACCCAACGGTATACTGCTCGTTTGGCGTGGGCGTGATAATCGCCGCAGTTACGTTCTGGAACGTGATACCCAGAGTATTGGCTGCCGTGATCCGGCATCCGGCAATACTCAGCCCGTTTTGGTGGGTAGGCTTGTTGACGCCCACTGTCGCCGGGCTCGCGTTGATAAACGGCAAACCCGTAACGGTGAAAGTCTGTTCCACCGTGGTGTCTGCCGCAACCGACACAGGGCTTAGAATCGGCGTAAACTTGCGGAACGGAGGAACGGGGGCTTGCGTGTACACAGTCACCCCGTAAATATCCGTAACCGCAGGAGTAAGCCAGCCCGCTGTGGCGTTCATAAATGCAATTGTCATTGCATTGGCCGCATTAACGCGGGCATTGACAACACCGGCGCCGGCAGTAAATACGGGTTGCTGAATACCAACCACAATATCCGTGGCCAATATTCCACTAACCGCAATTGCCGTGTTTTCCGCTGACGTGTTGGCCGCGACAGAAACCAAACCAGTGCTGACAACGCCATAGCTGGTCAGGTTGCTGAAGGCCGGCACGTCATTCAGCGCACAGATGCTATACACTTCTGCGGTTGGGGTAACAGCCGCAGCCGTGGGATTGCAGAACTGAATGGCAATCCTGTTATTGCCAACAATCCGGCAATTGCCGATAGCAATACCCGCCGTAACGGTCGGCTTTGTCACCATCAAAAACATACCCTTTTCAATGGTGTTACCACCGATAACGGTAGCCGTGGGCGTGGTGTAGCCGGCGCCCGCATCGTCAATGTAGACGCTGACAACCGCTCCGCCAATGACTTCGGCCTTCAACACGGCTCCGTAGCCACCTTCCACGTCAGACACAACGATGGTCGGGGTCTTGAAATAGCCCGCCCCGCCATTTGTGACCGTAGCCGTTGCAATGCCGCCAAGCGCATCAACGGTCAAGGCAAGCACTGCGGCAGTCGGCGCAATGGTAAACTCGGTTTCGCTCGTGTTGTTTGCCGGTACAATGGCCGGCGTGAGCGTCTGGGTGTTCACCGTGGCATTGCGCAAAACAGTGACGTTGTACACTTGCGTTGCGGTCGGAGTGAGCCAGCCGCCCGTGGTGTTGGAATATGTCAGCGTGATGGTATTGGCCGCGCTGATGCGGCCCGTATGTACACCGATACCCGCCTGCGTGGTCGGCTTATTGACTGCGGCCAAAAAATCAGTCGTAGCCGGGCCATTGCCTGCGGTTGTGCCAACTGTCAGAGCCTGCTCAGCCGTGGTAATCGTAGCCACGGAAACAGCCGACAGTGTCTCCTGGTAGGTGACGACCTGCCCGAACCCCAACGCCTGAACCGGCGTTTGTTTGGGATTGGAGCGAGGGTTTTTAGCAAACTTCGTACCGTCCTGATTCCCATCCGACAAATACTGTGCCTGGGAAGTTTTCATTGTGCTCATTTCGTTTTTCTCCTTTTTGTTATTTTGGTGCTTCTGTTACCCTGCAACTACACAAGCCAACTCGGGCCGCAGTAGAGTCGGAACGGCAACGATGTCAACGCGGCAGATAAACCGGTCATTGATAATGTCGCCATCCGCCCACAAGCGCATTGAAATACCTTCGTGCGTCATGCGGACGCATTTTTCCGCACCTCCGCGCAAGGGCAAATCAACCGTGGTCAGACAGTATGCATCTTTGTGATGCGCCACGTTCTGCACCCATACCAAGTTAGCCGCGCCTTGGAACGTAACCACTGCGCCAGCAATCGGCAAGGAATCAACCGTGCCGTTTACATTAGCCGCTGTCGCCACCGATATCGTTGGAGAGATTGAAACAGTGGCCGCACCTCCGGCGTTTGCGGTTGCATCCGCCAAAACAGCAAACGACTGCAAGAAACCGGTTGCCCGTTGATTCATGGGGTTAACCGCGTTTACTCCCACGATGGTGAATTTTTCTCCGGCGCGGATAGTGCCGGCAGCACCTAGGCCGGTAATGTTAAGCGTCGTGGCGCCGTCCAGCGTGGCACCGTTCATGGTGCCGTTGGTCCGCGTACCGTTGGTAATGGCAATGACGTTTGCATCTTCCACAAAGTCAAAATTGTAGGCTTGTGTTACGCGGCCAGTCCGCCATTGTTCGCCAATGATTTGTGGGGGATTTTGCAAACCCACAAAAGCAGCCGCAGAGTTACCCATGGCCAGCGGTTGCAAAATCATGCTGCGGTCTGACCTGGGAACACCCATTGCAGTCATGACCGATCCCGCATTACCAAAAATCTGCGGAGCGGTTGACATCGCTAAGCCAGCACCGCCGGCGGTTCCTGGCAGAGTTGCCGGAGTGCCAACGATGTTGTATACAAACCGCGTCAGGTCGAGCGCATCAACTTCAATGTCGTTCGCCATTTTTGCGGCCGCTTGCTTTATTTGCTGATTTTTGCAGAGGTCCTCGATTGACAACACCTCTTCCAGACTGTTAATTGAAATAGCAGTCTGGTATTGGTGGGTTGGCAGAATCGTGATGGGAATGGTTTCTTCAACGATGGGCTGAATGACAGCAATCGGGCCGCGTGTAACAACCTGGTTTTTCATCTTCTTGACGTTAACCACGTTGCCAATTTTCGCGCCCTGAACAGCAAACTCCTTTGAATAGCGCGTGTCGCAGCCTTTCAAAAACCCCATTTCATTTGTCAGTTGAAACAGGTATTCCTTGGCAATACCCTCTAAGACTTTTACTGTGTTAGGCATTTAGTGGCTCCTTTTTAGGAGCAACACCGGTCTACCGCGCTACCAATTTTCCTCCGACCTTTGCAAATTGCTGCTGCCGATACTTGGCATAATCTGCCATTGGCATGTTCATCGGATCGGTATCTATTGAAACTCCCGTGCCTACCGGGGGTTTTATCGGCGGTGGAGCCTGTGTTACTCTGTTTGTTTTTGGTTGCAGTGATGCTTTTACTTTTTCCCGGAGGCTGCCGAGTTCCATAATGGCAAGCTCCGGTTCCATCTGTGCGAGTCTGGCCGCTTCCGCTTGGTTTTGAGCCAAGTAGTAGACAATCTGCGGGCCAAGATCACTCTTTTTCACAGCAAGCACGATAGAGTCCGCATATTGCGGTAACCGTGCGGCATTGATTGTTTCTTGCAGGTCCGGTATTTCCTTGGCTGCTGCATTGCAGCGCGCATCAAAAGACTGTTGAATGTTCGCCGCTTGCGTGGCCTTTTGCTGTTGCTCTTGCTCCTGCTTGAGTTCAAACTTGGTTTTGGCAACAACCCATTCCTCAAACGAACCCTTAAATTCCTCCAAAGGTATGAATTCTGGGCCCTGGGGTTTGGGCGCTTGCTCGGCTTGGGGCTTAACACCATCCAATTGACCGCGCAAATAAGCCGCTTGCTGCTCTGCTTCCTGCGCCCTCTTGCGTAACTTGATATGCTCCGCAAGGCTTACCTTTGGCTCTTCTGCGGGTGCCGCGCCCGTGTCTCCGGCGTTTGCAGGGGTTGCCTCTGGTTCTGGCGCAGGTGTTTCCGTCGCGGTGGCCGGTGCCGCATTCTCGGCTGGTGTTACTGGCGTTTCTATTGCAGTTGCCGGGGCTGCGGGTTCGGCGCTCGCTGTTTGTACTGCCGGGACGACCGGGTTTTCCATTTGCTTCCTCCTGGGTTAATAAAAAAGCCAGAGCCACCCATCGCTGGGCAACTCTGGCTTTCTGCGGCTCTATGGCCGTCCGAAGCTCTGACTTTTAATTCTAGTCAAGCGGTCAAGGCGGCATCGCCGGTCTGGCACAGCATCAATTTCGCCTTATTCTACCCGCCGCTTATCCTTGTCGAGGGTGTCAATAACCTCGCGTCCCCCCGCTTGACTACATTTAATCGTTCGCCTTCGCCATTTCTTTGGCGGCTTCGTATTCATCTTCCGCGGTGTTTACTTCAATCACCGCAATTTGTTTGCACTTGGGGCATTTTATTTCTATGGTTGCCTTGCCCTCGGCCTTAAACAACATTGCGCCCCGCACAATCGGTGGACACACTGAACACCTGAATTCATCCATGACAAATTCTAACACTTTTGCCGATGAGTGACAATGTTTTTTTAACTCGCTGCCATAAATTAAGCGTTTTGGGCGCGGGCTGTTCTTGCTGCTTGGGCGCCGGAACTGATAAAATGCACTCACAGAGTACAGGCCCAACATGGACGGCCTGCCGGCTTCCCTTCACTGGACGAGAAAAACCAACATACCCACGCCCATAACACTTTTTGCAATTGCTTTGCGCAAATAATTTGTGCCCGTCCGTGAGCGTGTCTATTTGCGCGTATCTCATTGCTGCCCCCCGGTATAACTGGCGGTATATTGCTGTTGTCCTTCCGGCGTATGCGTCCCATCCATTTGCGGCGGTGTCGGAGGTGGAATATCCGCGGGATGCACGGGAGCAATCAGCTCACCGAGTTTGTCAATAATAGCCGCATTGACATTTTCCTTGCTCTGCGCAAGCTCGTTTTGCAGCCGAACAATTTCATACTGCAACCTGACCGCTTCGGTCTTGATTTTGTCGCCCTCGAGTTCCACCTTCGCCATTTCCAGCAGCATCTCAGGAGACGGCGGCTCCGGCTTCTGTGGCTCCTCGCCTTCCTTTGGCGGTATCATGCCGGCAGGCACCCGTTTTTCTTTCATCTTCGCCCATTCGTCAGCGCCGGGGAAATCAAGCGCTTTGATAATTGAGTAAATATCTTCAGGCATCATCCGGCCAGCCACTTGCGCCAGTTTCATGATATTCTCCGCAGACTCTTGACGCTGCGTGGCAAAGGATGGACCGGTTGTTACCACAACGTCATATTTGCCGTCGGCAATGTTGTTAAACGGTTCAGCCGGGCCTCGTGTTTGCAAAATCTTTTTCAGTTCTTTCTTGTCCATGCCTTCATAGCGTTGCGGGTTTTTAATAATTGCCCTTGCCGCCGCGCCGGCAGTGGTGTTAATCATGGTAAAAGACTCTTTGTCATCTGCGCCGCGCAAACGCTCATCACGTTCGGTGTCGTAATACTTACCCATGGCATCGTTGAATATCTTGCCACCGTGCGCAATTGCCATAGCCATGATGTCGTGATAGATAAAAGTCGCGGTATCTCCTGGCTGTTGCCGCGCCAAAATTGCCTTGCCGGACACTTCCCGGCCAACATCACCCAGGTCAGCGTTATACATGCCGATCATGTCCTTGATATCGTTTTTGCAGTCTGCCAATTGTGCAAAAAGTGCTTGCGGTGGGTTGACCGGATCACTGCGACGCGGAATCATACCCGGGAAATCGGGATCAGGCTTAAATTTTAAAAACGGGAAGTTTTCTTGATTGGTTGACAGGTAATCTGGCTCGTAGCCTTCGACCATTTTTGCCGACGCTTGCCACGGGGCCTTGGGCATCAGAGCAATTGCCTCATGCAGAGACGTGTAGGAGTTGTTCAGCATACGCTGCGGGTCTTTGGCGTGCCTAAACAGTCCGTTAAAATACTTTTTGCCGCCGATATTGGTATATTCTCCGGTGACAAATACAATCGGGATGATCGTTCCCGGCCACTCGCCCTCATCCAGTATCTCATCCGCCGTTATTGTCATCCATTTAACGTGTGGGGTTTCTACCTCGCGCTCTTTTATGATCGTCGGCGCCTCGGAAAGGTCAATTGCCGCCTCGTCAAACGGCGCTCCCGTGGCCAGTGCTTCCGCCCGCATCTGGTCCTGGTCCGTTTTGGCATCCATGAGCGTCTGTGTCATCTGCGCTATATGTTTTTCAGCCACGCTTTTTTCCATCGTTTGCCCATCGGACAGCAAACACAGGGTTTCAACCGTGTATTCTTTGTAAAAATACTCACGGATTATTACGTTTTTCTCGCCATACCATTGGGTTACATCTGTTCCGGTCATAGTGTCCAAAACGGCTCCCATTACTCCGCGTTTTGGTTTGCGATCTTTGCCGTAGACCTCTTCAAACGTGTCAACACTCATCGGAGTATCGATAAATGCGTATTCAGCATCCATGAACATACGATCCTCGGCGTCCGGGTCCATATGCACCGACAGCGGATTGTCAATTCCCTTAAACCGCAGTTCTTGCTCAAACGGAGAATTTTCTTTGTACTGCGCCATAACCCGCCATGCCCCAAATCCACTATCAACCAGCATCTTGCGGGCATGATCGTAGATAGCATCGGCGTTTGACAAATACTCGGCGTTTTTAATTATCCCCGCCCGTGTGTTGGCCGTCAATTGATTGGCCGCATCGTCAGCGGGAGATACTTTTATCTGCGTTTTATTCTGCCGGCCATCACCGCAAACCTGCTGCGAAAACTTGGGCAGTTCGTTTAGCGTCAAACATGGCCGGTGCGCATCCTTGCGCTGGCGCTGCTCCTCCTGCGACCATTGGTCAATACCGTGTTTGAATTTCAAAATATCCAACGCATCGGTATAGTTTTCGCTCCACGACTCAACGGTTCGCTTCCACCGCTTCCGCGCCAATTCCAGTATTTTTTTTATCTGCGCTTCGGTCCGATTAGCCACGTTGTTGCCTCCTAGCCTACGAGTATACTGTGATGCTTTTTTAACATTTCTGTAACGGATAAATCACCCTTTGCTTTTGGCGCATAGCCAACCCCGAACGTGCGAAAAGCATCTGCGCCGTGGATTGCCCAGTTTTTGGCCGGCGTGTTGCCAAGCTTTTTCTTTTCCTCATCCCAGACCGCCGAGTAAGTTTTTAGCGCGCTGATACCCACAGCACAGCGATCCCGATCAAACCAACAGGATGGGAGAATATTACGCACGGCCGGAATGTGTACGTTAATAATCAAATCCATGTTTTGAGCACGAGGCACAACAGTAATCGGCCTGATTCCCACGGACTCCGCAACCTCGCGCCGGCTCCTGGCAATTTCTCCGCTGCTCATCTCGCGGGCGTTGGCGTCGTGCGGCATTACGTGATTGCCGTATACGTACCCAGCCCGGTGTCCCTCACGCATAATTTTAGCGTAATGTTCCAAACCATAGCCGGAGTTTTCGTAGTAATCAATCACGTGATGTGCTTTTCCAACGTGCTGGATAAACCAAATTGCCATTGAATCGTCCACTCCCAGGTCCCAATAGGTGTCAACTTCAACGGCCGGCTGCCAGGGCACGCGGGTAATTCGCCCCTCCACCTCAGCGGCCGCCATTTGCCGGGTGTAGTACGCGCCACGCACAGCGCCCATAAACGAGCACAAATATTCCTGCTCAAAAAGCGCCCGCGCTTCCGCTTCGTCCCCGAGTTGTGCAATTAATTGCCTTAGGATTTTATCTAGTTGATCTTTTTGGAAAACAGGGGTCTGATCCGCACGCAGCATTTGAGCGAACCAGCCCGGCTCATGCTGCGCAAACTCAAACAATGATTTGCCGTGATTATCCCCACGGGGCGTGTAAATCCACAGCACATTTCCGTGGTTGCGCTCGATCATCGGCTGCATTCCGATAAACCAGGCGGAGGGATTGGCCAGCGCCCACTCGGAATATGTAATCCACACCGGCTGGGCTGATACTGTTTTATCGTAGTTGTCGCTGCCGACTAGGCGCCAATTTGAGCCGCAATGAAATTCGATTACCATTGCGCCATTGTCTGTCCGTTTTCTGAGTCCTTGCGGGAAGGCTTCGTCAATTCTCTTTTTGCCAGTATCGGGGTTGACTGATTCCCAGATTGCTATTCTAGCCTGCTCGTATTTGGGGAGCATGTGCCAGTAATTGCCAATGCGCATATGAGCCATGCAGCATTCAGCATTCAGCGCTACCGTATCTTTTCCCCACTGCCGGTGCATTAAGCCCACGGCGCGCCCATCGTGCGTGTGACTAATCAAATAATCCCACAGCGGGCGCTGATCTGGCCGCACATTCCAATTGTGTGGCAGCGTTATTTCAGACGTTCAGATTGACGTTCAAGACGTTCAGCCTCCCGTAACTCATAGCCAACAATGCCATTTATGGAAACAAATAAATTTACGACGCTCCACCACATTCCCGCACAAAATAGCAAAAGAAACAATGCGCCGCAAATAAAAATCACTTTGTTTTCCCCTCGCCGCTCGTGATTATTTTCACCACCTGGGTCATTTCGCCGGTTACATTGGCATTAAGCAACTGCGGTACGAGTTTTGCAGCCACCCGTGCGAATGTGGCGTCATCCAGAGTTTTAAAAAAATCCTTCCCGCCCCGAGCGTTGAGCGCGTCCAAAACCATTTTGGTCACATCCGAGGAATATTTATTTTTACAGCCCTTCGGACGACCGTGCCCTTTTCCCCGTGGCAGATTTGGATTACCTTTTAGATTCATGTGATTTTCAATAGGTTTTTACCTATTGCCCAATTTATTGAAACACTATCTCTCCTAAAAAGTCAAGCTTTTTATTGTATGTTTGGTATGTTCCGAGAAGGGGTGAGAGATATTACCGTAACTCCTATCTCTCACCCCTGCGCAATCGTAAAAAAATCGTAAAAAAAATGAAAAAAAAGCTTTACAAATATTCGCCCATGTGCGATACTATTAATAGAGCAAACGAGGCAATCAGGCGGCGGCCTACGCGGGAGGACGGGAAGATGACATGGTACCCAGGAAAAACCGTTGAAATCTACGAGGACCCCATTACGGAAACCAAGCTGGAGGGCACAGCCGTTTTAAAAAGCCTGCTGGATGCAGATCGCGGAACATTTAACGGCCGAGTCCTACAACGCTGGATGGTATTTTTCCCTGGCAAATATGGCGGCAAATTTGAACGCATGATTTTAACGCCGGAGGCTTGATCCCTTTGCCTAGCCCATCCTCGCGGGTGGGCCTGGTTGAGCGATCAAAATCCGGCCAGGAGGGCAAAACCATGAACTCCGAACATTTCCGCCTCATGCAGTACGGGGCCACGGTGAAAATCTTGCTGGACGAAATTGTGCGCAATCCTCAGGAAGCAATGAAAAACGCCGCCATTGTCTGCGGCTTGCTGAAATCGGAAAAAGAAATTGTAAAAAAGGCTTTACAAAAATAAAATAAAATTGTAAAATGCGGTATCTCAACGAAAGGAGTTAATCGCATGCCAGACACACCTAAGAAGATTGACAAGTATATTCACGTTGCCCCTGGTGCCAAGATTATGGAGCAATGGGCGCGGTTCAGGGAGCGGGCGCAGATTAAGCACGCGCTTTTGATCGCCCTGGCGCTGCAAGAGTTTATGGCTAGCCACAAAAACATGCGCGGGCCGGCGGATCTGTACGGCTACAAGAAAGAGGCGTAACATGCCAGACCTTGACAATTATTTTCCTGTGATTGACAACGATCTGCCGTGTTCCGTGGCGCAAGCCAAGGCTTTCGAGGCCGAGCTTGACGCCCGCATGGGTGAGGCCAAGCACTGGCGGCAGGTGACGGTGTACCCGGCCACGCTGAAACAGATACGGGACGAAATCGACCGCTGCGAGGCGTTGTCGAAATCGCTCACGGCTGGATCGGTGGTCGATGGTTTGACAAAGCGGGCAGCGGCCCTGCAATGGGCGCTTGATTTGATAGAGGGCAAATGACTTGTGGGCGCGGCGGCACCGTCGATGATGCCGGGTCCCCGTTCCTCTCCGCGAATCATCGAAAGTCGTGGGGAATGAAAAGGCGGGGTAATTGAAGAAATCCGCTAGGCGTCGGTCTAGCCCGCGCCCAACCAATAAAAGGGGTGGTTAAAATGGAATTTTCGGGTACTCCAAAACTAAAAATAAATACCGGATTTAAAAACAGCTTATTGTGTGGCACTTGCCGATTCGCCGCACGGCACGCCTGCTTTTTGTTTAGCAAGCCAATAATGTGGAACTCAACAGAATACATGTTTATCCGGTGCAAGGCGTGTTTGAATGCATTTCAGAAAAATAAAAGGGGGTAATGGAAATGGCAAAAGAACAACCATTGTTTGCTTCAAGTGATGATGCGGCGGCACATGCAGTTAGTCCGGGTTATGAACCGACCGGGGCTGGACATTTGCATTCTGGCCAGCCTATGCCGGTATATATACCGCCAACCGTGCAATCCGAAACAGCATTGCTCATTCAGCAGGCGATTGCAAAAGACCTGGACGTTGACAAGCTGGAAAAACTGCTTGCCTTGCACGAGCGCAATGAGGCGCGGCTGGCGGAAAAGGAGTTTGAATTTCGCTTTGCCGAAATGCAAAAGGATTACATCCCGGCTTTTAAAACAAAGTCCGGGGCAAAGGATGCTTGGAAGTATTGCTCGCTTGACGGCATACAGGCCGTTTACATGCCAATTTTAAACAAACATGGATTTTCTGTGCGGTGGGAAGAACGGGAATTAATCGACAAAAAGGAAAAAGAGGTTGAGTGTTTCCTTTCCGGCCACGGCTTCACGCGAA